CCATCAACACCCGAAGCCTTCATGGATAATGTTGTTTATGAAGGTAAGCAAAGAAATAAAAATAAACTTGTGTCCATTTTGGACGAAATATTGGAAAGATAATGAAGAGAGCAGATCTCAAAAAACTAATCAAGCCACTCGTTAAAGAGTGCATAAACGAAGTCCTATTAGAAGAGGGGCTTCTTTCTTCTGTTATATCGGAAGTCGCAAAAGGACTTCAAGGAAATATTATAACAGAACAACACAAACAAACGCCGCGGCCAAAGCCCGAGCCAAGAAGAAATAATAATGCTGCTTTGTTAAAACAAAAAGATCAACTTCTAGACTCAATCGGCAGAAACTCCTTTAATGGTATAGATATTTTTGAAGGAACAACTCCAGCACCCTACGAGCCCAGCGGACCCGCCGGCATGGCCGGCCCACTAAGCGACCAAGATCCTTCTGACCCCGGTGTTGATATTTCAGGTATCGTTGCTTTAGGCGGTTCGGTTTGGTCACAACTAATTAAATAAGAGTGGAAAGTTTTAATAGGTTAACAACTATTTATAAGAGAGAAAGGAATTATAATGGCAAATTTTGATAGATATACCGTTGGCTTACACAATGTAGGTTCATACCAAGTTTCGGGTGTCCCCTATATTACTGGCTCTACTATTGGCGCCAACAAAGAACATACCATTAAGTTTCCAATGGTCGCCAAGTCTGTTACTGTTATAGCATCGGGCTCGATAACAAACATGATGCAAGTTGCTTTTAATAGTTCTTCCGCTGGAAGTGTAACTGCCGGCAATCATTATATTGATTTAGATAGCGAAGATTCTGTTGTAACCTTCAACGTAAAATGTAAGCAGATTTTTATTAAGAGCTATGGCGCAGATAATGGATATAGAATCATCGCAGAATTAACAAGCATCCCTACTGGTACAATGCCGGATAGCTATTTAACTGGTTCTGGGTTAACTACGCTGAACGATTCACTATGGTCGGAGTATGGATTCTAATGGCCTCATACACCCGCGCCGGCGCACCAGCGAGAAGATTTAGGAAGGTTTTAAATTCTGGTACCACGTATTCAGTCCCGGCCAGAAGAAGCGGTATAATAGTGGCGTTAACTAATGCTTTTAGTAGCGGAATGACGATTACTCTTCCGCCCGCGGAAGCTAATAATATTGGATTTTCTTGCACAATCTTTGTAGCAGTCACTCAAACTGGTACCTTAAAAATTCAGTCCGATGCCGATGGTGATTCTATGTATGGTGGTATTCGTGCGATTAGCTCCGCGGCAAAGTCCGACCTTTTCCCATCAGCGGCAGATGGCTCAAACGATGCTATAGTCATGGACGCCAATAACAAAGGTCGAATGGTCGGTACGTACCTTACTTTTACCCTTGTTGGCGCAACCGCGTGGATGGTCCAAGCACACACTAGCTGCACCGGTACTCCGGCAGATCCATGGGCCACTAGTTAACAGAGAAACATATGGCCTATCACAGAAAACCTCCCTATATCAATCCCAGAAATAACGTCGGCCAGAGAGCAGCGAATGTCGTTGTTGTCCCCAGAAATGATCGATATGTTGATAGGGATATCAAAAAGTTTTTGAGAAAAGTAAAGAAGAATGGTATTTTGGAAGAGGTAAGAAAAAGATCTTATTACGAAAAACCATCAGCACTTAGAAAAAGGAAAGCTAGGAAAAGAGAAAAGGTATTAAGAAAACTTGAGGCTGCTAGAGAAGAGTAGTCTTTTAAGGATTCTTAATACTAATTATTTTGACTAGTCGGAGTATATTAATGTCCTCATTGATAGAACAAGCCATTATTGATGCGAAGGAACTTCGCGAAGCAGCATTATTGACGGCGGAAAGCCAAATTGTCGAGAAATATGCCGGTGAAATTAAAGAAGCGATGAGTTCACTTCTGGAACAGCCAGAAGAAGAAGATCCTTTCGCACTAGAAGATCCTCTCGGTGGTGACGAACTTGGTGCAGGCCTTGAGATGGGTGCCGAAGAGGCCGAAGCAGAAGATGTTGAAGGTGTACCTGATGCTGCTATGGGCGCCTCTGATTTGTGTCCGTGCCCCGAGGCAGAAGCAGATGTCGAAATGGAATTTACTCTAGGAGATTTAAAGAAAATGGCTGACGAAATGGAAATGGGCGAACCAGAAGCCCAAGAAGATTTGATTTCGACCATGGCCGAAGGACTCGAATTAACTCTTGAGGACGAAAATATTGATCTTTCTTCTTTATTGGAAGATTTAGACGAAGCATTCGATCCGTATAGTGAACTCCACCCATCGACGGCGGCAAGCCGCGAGATGAGTGATGAGGAGATCGCAGACACCATGGCCTCGGCCAAGAAACGCGCTGAAGAAGAAGGTGAAGAAGAACTCGACGAAATTAGTCTTGGAAAGCGCGGCTGGGAAAAGGAAGCAGAACGACAAGAAAAACTTCCACCCAGTTACCATCGACGAGAGCCCCACCCAGCCTCGCCGACAACAGATACGGGAGAAACCCCCACCCGCGGCCGCCGGAAGACCACACGACCGGAAAAAACACGTTATTCACGTACCGGGATACATCCAGTTAAGGAAGAAGAACTAGACGAAGGTGGCCCAACAATGGGGGGCAAGAAAGAGAAAGAATCTACAGAATACGACCCGGGCGTAGATCCCTCTTTTCGAACTCAACTCCACGGTGATCCGCGCTATGATAAAGAGCCAACAACTCCTGGCGGCGACCGTCGCGAGCGCGCTAGTTTACGTCGTGGCCGCGGCCAAACTAGAAAAGGTCGACGATATGAAAATCTCGACGAAGATGATATTCAAGCAATTGCCGAAGAATTAACCGTTAAGATTATGGACGGAGATTTCACCGGATGGGCAGGACGCCCAGAAAAAGATATTCAATATCAAGAAAAAATTAATCTTGCTCGCCTCTCTTCGACCGAGGCACAAGAAGAAATTAAAGATTTACAAGCTGGTATGAAAAAGTTCGCACTCAAATACGAGTCGCTCGAAGCTAAAAATACCAAGCTTGTTAAAGCAGTTACTGCGTTGAAAGAGAAGCTCGATGAAGTTACTTTTTCAAATGCTAAATTACTTTTTCAGAATGAGGCCCTTACGAATACCTCTTTGAATAGACGACAAAAAGAACAGTTTGTCGAATCTATTCGTCGGGCTGAATCTGCAAATGACGCGAAGGTTATATACGAAACACTTCAAAGTACAGTGCCCGCTCGTCGCAAGACTAGTGAACCTGAATCACTGAACGAGGCAATCCGAAGACCTTCTCACACAATACCAAGAAGAGAAATCATGCACAACTCTGTCGAATCAGGGGAGAAAAGAAGGTTTCAAATTTTGGCAGGTATCCAATCTAACAAACAAAAAGGAGACTAAATTATGTCTATATTAGATAAATTAACAGAAGGCATTGTTGATCGAGATCTCCGGAAGGAAGGTACCGCTCTTCTTAACAAGTGGGAGAAGACCGGTCTTCTGGAAGGACTCGAACACGATCATCAACGTCAAGGCATGGCCCGCCTTTTAGAAAATCAGGCCAAGCAGCTTCTTAAGGAGGCTTCTGCTATGGCTGGCGGTGGAACAGCCGGCGACGTGCAGGGTTTCTCTGCTGTTGCTTTCCCCCTCGTCCGACGAGTATTCGCTGGACTTTTCGCTAACGATCTTGTTAGCGTTCAACCGATGAGTTTGCCCTCGGGCCTCATTTTCTTCCTTGACTTTACCACCTCAACCAGTGGCCCGGGCCTCCCACGCCTAGGTTATGGCGCAGGCGCCTCGACTGAAGAGTCGCTCTATGGCGGCGGTAAGATCGCATCGCAGATCACCGGTGGTGTTACGTTAACAGGTACCGGCGCAGAAGCTGGTCCTTACGCCCTCAACAACGGTTATGCATCGCCGACTGGTACCCTTGCCGTAGCCGTCGCCCCGATTGCTTCCGGCACTGTTACGGATGGTGGTGTTCCCAACTATCTGAACCTGACCGATGGCTATAGTGGTGTGGCTAATTACAATATACCTAGACTGCTGAGGTTCGATCCAGATATAGTTTCTGGTGCTGTTTTCGCGGTAGGCAGAGTCCCGACAACGACTTTTACGGATGGTAACGCCAACATGGATGATCTTGTGACGTTTACGATTACTGGTTCTGAGTTAGGTACTAACTCCATTCAAGTTCGACGCCTCACGCATCCGGATCCGATTACAAGCGGCAACACTTTGCTCATCGCGACAAGCACCACAGCTTCTACGAATGCTGCACACATCACCCAGCTTATGGCTCTTCTTAATGGTGTAAACCATATGGATATTCCGTTAGCCGATGATTTCAACAACGGCGGACCCGTCGGTTCTGTCGACGCTATTACTTTCTCCCTCGAAGGTAATCCGAAGATTCCTGAAATCGACATCAAGGTGGATTCGGTGGCAGTCACCGCGAAGACTAAGAAGCTCAAAGCCAAGTGGACACCTGAGTTGGGACAGGATCTTAATGCCTATCACAACTTGGATGCCGAGGTCGAACTTACTAGTATTTTGTCTGAACAGATTGCTCTTGAGATCGACCACGAGATTCTTGAGGATCTTATTCAGGGTGCGACTGCCGGTACATACTACTGGTCGCGTTCACCTGGAATGTTCTTGAATCGCACGACTGGTGTAGAAGTTGGAGCCACTACTGCTGCTCCTGACTTCACTGGTACGGTTTCTGAATGGTATGAGACTCTCGCTGAGACTATCAACGATGTGTCTGCTCAAATCCACCGCAAGACATTGCGTGGTGGGGCAAACTTCGTCGTAACATCGCCTGAAGTTGCTAACATCCTTGAGTTTACTGCCGGTTTCCGTGCTTCGGTGACTCATGATGATACACGCGGCTCCATTGGTGCGGTTAAGGTTGGCTCTTTGAGCAAGAAGTGGGACGTCTATGTCGACCCATACTTCCCGAGAAACCTCTGCCTTGTTGGCCGACGAGGAGGCTCTTTCCTTGAAAGCGGCTATGTGTACGCTCCGTATGTGCCCCTCCAGGTCACACCGACCATCTTTGGCGTCGAAGACTTCGTGCCCCGTAAGGGCGTGATGACTCGCTATGCCAAGAAGATGGTGAGGCCCGATATGTACGGTCTTGTTATCGTGCGCGGCCTCTTGGGTGAGTCTGGAACCTCCTAGCAATCCCTGATAACTAATAACAGTTATCTTAAGCCCTGGTCTTTTCGAAGGCCGGGGCTTTTTGTTTATTTAACAAACTACTTATATTTGCGGAGGGTATATCTTGGCGATTCCAACTTTAAGTCCAGTTAGCACAGTGAATGCTATTGTTTTAACGTCGACAGGCTCGACAGCAACGACTGGTAATGGCGCCGGCAATACTTCTAACTATCCATTTGCGATTTACGTTGATTCAACTAGTCAACTATACGACACTAACTTTATTTCCGGTGCGTCAGATCAAGTTGCTTATGTTTATAAGAAGTTGGGCGGCGACGTTTTAGATCTAGAAATAACACCAGGAAATGTGTATTCTGCCTATGAAGAAGCCACACTAGAATACTCATATATTATGAATATTCATCAGGCATCCAATGTTCTTTCTGATTTTCTTGGCGCAACAACAGGCACTTTCGATCAGGATGGCCAGCTAAAAACATCTTTGTCTGGTGCAAATGTTAATCTTCGCTATCCAAGATTCGAATTTAGTTATACAAAGAGAGTAGCTCTCGGTATTGCGAGTGAAGGCGCCGTTGGCGGCGGCAGTCTTCCCCACTACTCGGCTAGCTTTGCTCTCGTTAGCAAGCAGCAGGATTACGATTTGCAACAGATTATTGTCGACAATGCTAGTAATAATAATGAGCCGGGAAGCGGTAATACCGTGCCTTATGCTAGCATTATCGGCACGGGTTCTGGCGAAACAAACAGAAGAATAACCGTCAGAAGAGTCTATTACAAAACGCCACAGGCTATGTGGAGATTCTATGGCTACTACGGCGGCCTTAATGTTGTGGGCAACTTAAATTATTATGGCCAGTTTGCCGACGACACTACTTTCGAGATCATTCCAGTTTGGCAGAATAAGCTCCAAGCCATGGCCTATGAAGATCATATATACACAAGATTGTCCCACTATACATATGAAATTTTTAATAATAAGTTGAGGATCACTCCCCAGCCAGAGGCCTCGTTGATTAGTTATATGTGGTTTGAATTCTCAGTCGATGGAGTCAACGATCCGTGGGATAAAGTTGGTAACATATATGACGATGAGGAGGGCATTAATAACTTAGGTACTCTTCCATTCGATAATATCCCATATCAAAATATCAACTCGATAGGTAAACAATGGATTCGTCGTTATGCCCTCGCTTTGGTTAAAGAGACTTTGGGGCAGATCCGCTCCAAGTTCGGTACAATCCCGATACCAGGAGAAACCGTTACCTTGAACGGCACCGCGCTAATCACCGAAGCCCGGGACGAGCAAAAAGAACTCAAAGAAGAGCTTAAAACAACGCTTGCCGAGCTTACATATCCAAAACTTGCCGAGCGAGATGCTACAATTATGGATAATGTTAGTAAAGTACTGGAGGAGATTCCTCTCCTTATTTACCAGGGGTAACAAATGTCTAGCGATAATAAATGGTCACAACCCGATGCTCCACCACCTCCCCTTTTCACAGGGAAGAAAGAGAAAGATCTTGTTAAGCAAGTCAACGATGAGCTTATAGAGAGAGTAATTGGGCAGCAGGTTATTTATTATCCAATTGATTTAGAAACAACTGATTTTCATCCTATTTATGGTGAAGCTAAGGTTAAAAACTTTCTTCCTCCTGTAAGAGTTTACGCCCTTGTCGAGTGGAATAAATACAGCACAACATTCAAAAGTGGCGTTGGCCTCGATAAAGAAGAAGAAATTATTGTTCATTTTCACAAAAGAAGATTAACAGAAGACCAAGATCTTTTTGTTCGCGACGGCGATTTTGTTTTGTATGGCGCTCAACATTATGAAATTGTCTCTACTTCTGAACCTAAACAGTTATTTGGTCAGATAGGGAATGCTATCGAAATTTCAGCCAAATGCATTAGAGCAAGGGAGGGAATTTTTAATGCCGCCTGATTATAATTATACAGAAATAGAAAATGCAAACAACATCATATATGAGAAGTTATTAGCCCCGTCTAAACTAGAAACAATAGACACTGCTTTTTATACTTATATTGACGAAGAATATAACCAGAGTACCGAAACTCAAGAAGGTTTTAAGAAGACTCCTGTTATTTGGGTGTCTGCTGAGAGGTCCCACCAAATTAAAAATAATCCAGATCTAAGAGATAAAAACGGAAATCTTAAATATCCAATTATTACAATTACTAGGAAGTCTGTCGAGAAAGATATGACTTTTAAAGGCTCGTTTCAAGCCCAAATTTTTAGCGGCCAGGGCCCTCGACGTATTAATGTTCCAATAGCTCGAAGAATAAACCAAAAGAAAACCTCAGAATTTGCAAATGCCGACGCGAGAAGAAAATTTGGCCCAGATGGAACTGTTGGTTTGGGAGATCCGAATAGGAAGGGAACAAACAAAAAAGTAGTATATCAAACTTATTATGCGCCTCTTCCAATATACGTTAAAGTTATTTACGATGTCAAAATTGTAACCGACTATCAAACTCAAATGAATGATTTAATAACTCCCTTCTTAACGAGAACTGGACAAATTAATACATTCTTTATTAATGCCGACGGCCATCGATACGAAACTTTTATTAAGGGTAATTTTACCTACGATAACAACACAGATAATCTAGCAGAAGAAGTAAGAGAATTTTCAACATCGATTAATTTTGACGTTCTCGGCTATTTAATGGGCGATGGCGCCAATGACGAACAGCCAAAATTTTCGGTTGTCGAGAACTTCGTTGAAGTTAAAATCCCTAGAGAGCGTGTTTTAGTAGGAGACATTAACGAATTAACCAAGAAGTCATTTTATAGAGAATAGGCTTTTTGCCCTTTAAAATACTATTTATTTTGAGCACGATAGGAGTTCCTTAATGGCTGACGAAAGCAAGTTCAAATTTATCTCACCTGGGATATTTCTTAATGAAATAGATCAATCACAGATCCCAGCACTCCCAGACGCAGTTGGGCCGGTTATCATCGGGCGCGCCCAGCGAGGCCCAGCGTTTGCCCCCACCAAAGTCGAATCTTTTTCCGAGTTTGTTAATACCTTTGGTAATCCAGTTGCCGGCAACCAGCAGCCCGGTGATGTCTGGCGTTATGGGGCACAAAACGCTCCGGTATATGCCGCATATGCGGCTCAGGCGTATTTGGCGGCTGGTGTTGCCCCTGTTACATATTTGAGGCTTCTCGGCAAGGATAACAACGGCGCCGCGGCTTCGAAGACAACTCTCGCTCAAGCCGGCTGGGAACTTCCTGCTCTCTCGGCACTTACTACGGATTCATCAAAGGGCGCCGCAGAAATTTGTGGAGCATACGGTCTTTTCTACTTCGGCTCTTCATCGACTACGACCATTACTGGAACATTGGCGGCGATTTTCTACGCCAGTGGGGCGGCGATTTATCCTACTGGAAGTATTCACAGCTATTCCTCTGCTACTGAAGGCATGAATAAGTTGGTTGATTTAAATTCCTCTAAAGAATTTAATCTTATTCTTTCGAATTCGGCCGGCTCGACGGTATATAGAACCTCAATGGAGGAATCAAATCCGAACTTTATTCGTAATGTGTTCAATACAAATCCTCAAGTTGCGAGATTTGGTTTCCCGGGAGCGACTTCTGTTGAAGATACAAATCAACAGAAAGATTATTGGCTTGGAGAGTCTTTCGAAAGATCGGTCCAAGATAAAATCTTTGCTAATTATAGCAACTATGGTGTCGCCATTGTCCCACTGCTTTCTGGATCGACCAGTGGTGAAGGCCCCTCGGACCGCCGCGGTTCATTCAGAAATGCTCAAACTCCATGGTTTGTTTCGCAAGATGCGACCACAACTACTGGTTCTTTCGATCCGACAGACAACAGCATTGCGCGACCACTGTTTAAGTTTATAACTCTTGACGGCCAAGGCGACTACGCGAACAAAAATATAAAAATTTCAATTGATAATATCAACTACTCGCCGAACGATAATGTAAATTTTGGTTCTTTTGATGTGCTTGTCAGAGATGCAAAAGACAGCGACCTCCAGCTTAATGTTTTGGAGCGTTTTTCTGGAGTTAATCTGAACCCACTTTCCACAAATTACATTGTTAATAAGATCGGTGATCGATATCAAGAATATGATGATACATACGGTGTCGTTAGGACCTATGGCGATATGCCTAACCTATCGCGATATGTTCGAGTTGTTGTGAGTTCCGAAGTGGCCGCCGGCGACACACCATCGCTCTTGCCCTTCGGATACTATGGAATTCCAAAATATCGCAACGTTTTCCTTAGTGGTACTCAAACTAATAATCCAAATACTTATATTGTTGCCGGCGGTTATAACTCTTCAACTTCGGTGCTTCTCGCCGGCGATCCAGGCACATATGCGACATTAACTTGGACTTTCACTAATTATCACCCGGGAAATAATAATGATACGATTAGGTTTAGTGGGCTTAGTGGTTCTACTGCCGCAAAGGGCATGGGAATTATTTTAACTTCGTCGATAGCTCTCGCGGACTCCTCCGGTTCGTTTAGCAACTATGGATCCGCATCAATCGGCATACTTGATAGCCCTCATGACGATCAGATTGCTGCTCAAATATCGACTCTTTTTAGCTCTTTACCGGCTTATGACGGAACGTATACGACCCCAGGCGAAGGATCGAGCACAGTCACAATAACGGCGACAGCCTCAGTCGCGACCGACGCTGATCTTTCTCTTTATACTCTCGGCTATGTCGGCGTCAACGGCAGCGCGGGAACAGCAGCCATGACTACTGGTTCAGCAACCGACGGAGCCACCGGTGGCGCGACGGCGCTAACGATGTCTGTTCAGTTTCCTGAGATCCCCACGAAAGTTACTTCTTCCGCTCAGGGTGCAGCAAATGATAAAGCATTCTTTGGTGTCGATGTCGGAAAAGCAACAACAAATTCGGTGTATAACGAAGGTTATGTTGATTATACCAGAACGATGGGCGCTAGCGTCATTTCCGATGGTGATTGGGGAGATGCTTTTGGGCTTACCTCCGTCGCCGGCGGTATACAATTTCAAGATGCATTTACTTTAGATGATGTACGCCTGAATCTGACTTCGCAATATAGCTCTAATAGTCCACGTAGAAATATTACTAACGCCTATCATGAATCTGGCTCTCGCGCTGCCGGTAATTCTTGGACTGCCTCCGGCGCTAGCGGCGGAACTAGCTATAAGAATATTCTCGACGCAGGGTTTCAAAGATTCAGTGCCCCAATGCTTGGCGGTTTCGATGGCTTTAGTATATTAGAGCGCGATCCGCTGCGCAATAATTTGATCACGGACGGTGCTGCTGATACAACAAATTATGTATACAACACATATCAAACTGCGTTGAATATTCTTACCGATACAGAAGGCTATGAATTCAATGTTATGTCGGCCCCCGGCTTATGGTATGAGCCGTTGACCAAGAAACTGATTGATGTTTGTGAAGCTCGTGGCGATTGTTTAGGCATAATCGATCTTAAGGGTGGCTATACACCTCCTCATGAATATTATTACTCTAATAAGACTTCTCGTAAAGGTGATCTACAAACAGTGCTTAGCAATGTAGACTCCAGAAACCTTAACAATTCTTATGGTGCCGCATATTACCCATGGGTTACAATCAGGGACGACGTGAATAACACAATCCTTAAAGCGCCCCCGTCCGTTGTTGCTCTTGGAGTCCTCGCGAATACCGAAAGGGTTGCCGATGTTTGGTTTGCTCCCGCCGGCTTTAACCGCGGCGGCTTATCAAATGGCTCTGCTGGAATTGCGGTCTTGAATGTGGAAGAAAAGCTCTTTGCCTCTGACCGCGATAGACTCTACGCCAGAAATATTAACCCGGTTGCTTCATTCCCGGCAGAAGGCATCGTAATTTTCGGACAGAAGACACTCCAGGCTACACAATCTGCTTTGGATCGTATCAACGTTCGTCGCCTTCTCATCTATCTTAAGAAAGGTATTTCGCGAATCGCTTCCACGGTCTTGTTCGAGCAGAACATTCAGACAACTTGGAATGACTTTAAGTCTAGATCGGATTCTTTCCTTGGTAATGTTAAGGTTAGATTTGGTGTCGATGATTTCCGTGTCGTCTTGGACGAAACAACGACAACACCAGATATGATCGATAGAAACATAATGTATGCTAAAATCTTTATCAAGCCTACACGGTCTATTGAGTTCATTGCTCTCGACTTTATCATCACAAGATCGGGTGCATCTTTTGAAGATTAATACTAGTTATAACAGAACAGGAGAGATATAATGGCTGATGGAATAGGAGAAAACTTTTGGGCCGGCACGAATTTGCAGGGCGTAAAAGATCCAAAAAGAAACTTTAGATTTAGAATTAGTTTTGTGGGTACCGATCTTACTTCGAGCCCCTTTATGAACGGGGGCGGTGTTTGGTTTGCCAAGACTTGCACGCAGCCATCTTTAACTTTTACTGAGTCTAGTGTTGATTTTATGATGCATAAGTTCTATTGGCCGGCCAAAGCAACTTGGAATGAAGTTGATATTACCCTTGTCGATCCTGTTGAGCCTCACGCCACCGGCAAATTGTTAAAAATTATTTCTGATTCCGGTTATAAAATTCCGACGAATGGTTCAACCGGCTTTACCTCCATTAATAAGGGTACTGCTAACGTGGCGTTGGGAAACATATTAATCGAACAATTGGATCATGACGGCAAGCCGAACCATTCGTGGACATTGGTTCATTCTTGGGCAAAAGAGATCTCATTTTCGAATCTAGATTATAGTAATGAAGAATTGATGGAAATCTCGCTCAAAATTCGCTATGATTGGGCAGAATTTGCATCCGGAGAAGGAATTACCACCGACGGTATCGCCACTCCTCTATTCAAGCCTTGATAACAAATAATTTTACTTCAACACTAGTTAAAGTATGGCCAAAGAAGATCCACATCTAAAACCTCAAAAAGCAATCGCTGATTTTAAGATGCTTTGGGCAAGTTCCCATCCCTCGACTCTTTATACCCCAAAGCAAAAGAATCTCTTCATGGTGCAAATAGGGGCCTCCGAGGTCCCAGAAACATTAAAACCGTTGGTCCCCGGCGCCACCGGCTTCTATATGAGCGGCCGCGTTCGCGATGACGCCCGCGACGCGGAAAATTCTCCGGATGAAGATTCTAAAGGTTTTGTTTGGTATGCAAAAACAGTAACTAAACCATCAATAATATTCACCGAAGTCGAAGGCGTCGACGGTAACACTATATTTACTAGTGATACACAACTCATCGCCGTCGGCGCGGCGCCGAAATTTGGTACTATAAAGATGACCTTAATAGATCCTACCTATCCCAATGCGACAAGAAAGCTTTTAAGAATTTTGAGAGCAGCCGGTATAGGTAACGATCTTGGGTATGACACCACCAAAGCCGAGGAGGGCAAGACCCGGACGAATGCACAATACCGAGGAGATTACGGGCATATGATCGATATATTTTTAACTCCATTTAAGATCATACAATATGTGCATATACCGAAATCTCACGGAGGAAAGGACGATTTATTATATAAAGCCGAAGAGTGGGAACTGCGGAAACCAACGATATTAAATATTAATTTTGGTAGTTTGGATTATGCTGCGGATGATTTCGTTGAAATAGATATGGAAATAAAATATTCGGGATTCACATGTAAGATGTTTAATATCGGCGACGGCGAAGAGCAATTTAATTATGTTACCCATGATGTGCTCCGCACCGACACCCCGCGGCGAGATTAAAACATTTTCTTGACACATACACAAGACTGTGTTATTATATTAGTATGGAGTTTTTATGAGAGATAATAGTTCTAGATTTCAACCGAATCTAGAAGGAGAAGACGCGGCAGCAACGCCTGTCGCCCAACAACAGCCAGATTTATTTAGTTTTTCGACACCAACAGAGTTCGTTACACTTCCATCGCGAGGCAAATACTACTCAGAAGACCACCCTCTTTATGAGCAAGAGTCCGTGGAAATCAGGTATATGACCGCAAAAGACGAAGATATTTTATCTTCAACTTCCCTTATCAAAAAGGGCCTCGTGTTGGATAGATTTATCGAAAATGTTCTGACTGATAGAAGAATCAAGGCCAGAGATCTCTTGGTGGGTGATAAAAATGCTATTCTTATCGCATCACGGATAACCGGGTTTGGTTCAGAATATGCGACAAAAGTTACTTGTCCAAACTGCTCCACAATAAATTCATTTTCTTTTGAATTGTCCGAGATTATGGAAAAAGAGCAAGCAGACTTGGAAGAACTCGGTGTTCAAATCACAGAAAGAAATACCTTTCTTGTTGAATTGCCGGCAACCGGTATTGTGGCGGAAGTCAAATTATTGACTGGCCATGACGAATCCGCGTTCATCGAAATAACCAAGAGGCAAGGGAAGCGCGGCATTCCAGAAGCACCACTGACGACTCACTTAAAATCAATTGTTGTTTCTTTGGCTGGTGTTGAGGATCGATCACAAATCTCAATATTCATCGATGGAATGCCGGCAACGGATTCGAGATATCTTCGTGGTATATACGCAAAAATTATCCCAAATGTGGATATGAGGCAAGACTTCCAGTGTGAAGCTTGTGGGGCAGACCCGGAGGTGAATGTGCCTATATCGGCAGATTTTTTTTGGAATCGGCCCTGAGTATATTCAAAGTGTATATGAAGAGATTTTTCTTTTAAAATACTACGGTAATTGGTCTTTCACTGAAAGCTACAATTTGCCTATTCTTATTCGTCGCTGGTTCCTGAAAAGATTGGTCGAACAAAAAGAAAAGGAAAAGGAAGAATTGGAGAAAGCTCAAAAGAAAGCAAGAAAATCTTAACTTATAAAGCCAGGAAAACCTTAAAGGTCCTGGCTTTATCTTTTTCGCAACTATTTATTGTTGAGGTGTATTAAAGTGCCGCTATCTATAAGCCAATATAAAAAAGAATTATTACAATTGATCGAGTATTCCGCTGATGTTTTAGCTATTTTGGGTGCCCCCAACGTATTAGTCTCGAAGGTGGGCCAGTATTTAAAGATTAATTATCCAAAAAACGTTCTTGCTTCTGCTGGGCCCGCCGGCGCCGCCGACACCCCCATGGTCGATGACGATGATTCTGAGTCCGGTGAGTGGTCGCAACGCGGCAGCGGGGTCTCTCCGCGCATCGCCCGCCCGCGTGAGAATCCGCGAGCCCCCAGGCCGACCGACGCCGGAGCATACGGCTTTGAAGAAAACAAAAACATCCCCGCGGCCTTGAGAGAAGCAGTGAAAACTCTTGATTTTGATCCAGATCAAATCAGCAACCCAGACTATATAACCAGTCAAATATCGGCTATGTTTGCAAAATCTGGTGCCCGGGAGCTTGAACCAGCGCAATTAGAAAATTTAAGAAAATATATTGAAAGATCTTTCCGAGAAACTAATATAAGGATCCGCACTCCGAGATCTCGTTCGCCTCGTTCGGATTCCCCATCGGCCACAGGGTCAGCGCATACATTGGAGGATTTCGAGACCGTGGAGCCCTTTAAAATATCTAAATTGAATATCGCGAAGCTTCTACGACAACATATCCAGACCGAAGCAGATCTTAAAAAATACTTTGATAATGCAAAAGCTTTTACTTTCCGCGGAGACATAGATAAAATAAAGGCGGATTTTTTAAAGCTTAGCCCAGAAAAGATACCGGATTTTATTGCGCGCAATTTCGAGATTAATCACGAGATTCAGAATAATTATAAAATAAAACTTTTGAAAATAATGGGTATAGAGGAAGCTAGCCCCACGATCTTGAAGGCCGTGCAGGAAAATCAAGGAATAATAATCAACTTGAATGATCTTAAAAAGCAGCAGCTTCTTAATGAAAGCTTCTTGGGAATGTTCGGAAGTTGGGCCAAGTATATTCTTAAGGCGATGTTCGGGGATATTGATATTCCAGTTACCATCACCGGAAAACATTCTGAGGTTCACGCCCTCGCAAGAGCATTGGCCGGCGAAAAGAATTATATTGATTCAGCAACGCGATATGGTTTAACAAATAAGCAAACTTATGCCTCAAAATCAAAACTCGATCAAGCAATCAAAAGCTTCGAAAGAGAAACGGGTATTAAGTGGCCATTTGGAGTATAATGTATGGGTGATAGAAAAGACGATCCAAGCGCCCTATCGGAAGATGCTGTCCGCGACGAAGCGAACGAGCGCTCTAGATTAGAAGGTGCTATAGCACTTTTAGAACATAGAACAAAAGTTCTTAAAGAATTAGGTTTGGCTCATGAAGCTTTTAATGTTCAAGAAGAGATCGCGCACCTAACAAGAAAAAAAGAAATCAAAGATATATCCGATTTAACAAGGTATCTAACCGAGGCCCAACAGGACTTGGCGACTGCTCGACTTGCCGCCGATACCGCGGCTATCGACGCTGCTAAAGAACGTATCGCGGTTATAGAAGAAGAGATCGAATCCCAGGCCACCCTCAATGCCGAATATGAAGAACGCAAGAAGAAAATTGGTGAACTAAGAGGCGGCTATGAAGCGCTGTTTTCTTTTTTCACACAAGAACCTCAGAAGGGTGGTATTGTCGACTCCCTCTTCAATCCCGGAAAAGCAAAAGAAGCTTTTACGCAAATGCGATCAAAAACAACCGGCATGAACGTGATGAAAAATGTGATGAACGGTGTGGTTCAATCATCTATCGCGATGGCGGTTGCACAGGATAACGCCACAGTTGCTTTCAATAAAGCCACCGGCGTTGCCGGCGATTATAATGCTGAAATAAGACAAGTTAGTTCAAATCTTGTTAGCACCGGTGTAAGTTCTGCCGATGTTGGCGCCGCCTTCGGCGATTTATATAAAAATGTTTCTGATTTCACCTTCGCAACACGCGAACAGCAAAAAAGTTTGACCACTACAACTGCTTTATTAAATAAGTTGGGTGTTTCATCTGCGGCTGTTACAAAAAATATTCAATTTGCTACAAAATCACTTGGTATGAATTTGGAAGGCGCCGCTGCATTACAAACCGGGTTGCGTAATCTAGCGAATGAACTTGGCTTGTCCGCGGAACAAGTAGCTCAGGATTTTGGCGTTGCTAGCAATGTTTTGGCGGCATTTGGCGATGGAGCAATCGAATCATTTGCGCTGCTAGAGGCCCAATCGAAAGCAACCGGCCTGTCGATGCAGAAGCTTATTAGTATAGTAGAAAAATTCGATACATTTGATTCTGCCGCGGGACAGGTGGGCAAGCTTAATGCTATGCTTGGGGGCCCATTTTTAAGCACCCTGGAGATGATAGAAGAAACTAATCCGGCCGAAAGAATGAGGTTGTTGGCTGGTGCTTTAACAGACGCAGGCTTATCGTTCGACCAAATGTCCTATTATGAGAGGAAAGCAATCGCAGATGCCGCCGGCCTTCAGGATGTTAATGATCTCGCTTTGCTGCTCTCTGGTAATCTAGAGTCTATTGGCGCGCCTCAAATGGATGCCGAATCAATCATCGAGATGAAAGCACAAACAACAGCATTTAATACCGTGATGGATGAGCTTAATCAAACAATGATGAGTTTGGCCATTTCAGTTGGGCCCCTTATTTCGGCGCTTAAGTTTGTAATGGACGGCGCGCAAGTTGCTTTGTCTCCATTAAGAATGCTGAGCGACGTCATCGAAGAAATATTTATAGGTACGGATGCCTTAACTGGGTCAACTAACGAGTTAGCAATAATTCTTAAAACGGTTCTGGGCACGGCCGCTCTCGTCGGCGGCGCGTTTTTATTGATCAGTTCCCCGGCGTGGGCTACCGCTGCTGCAATTGGCGCAGTTGTTAGCGGAGTCATCGGCCTTGCTCATGCTTTAACAGTTGGCAACTCTCCGAGCCTTTTAGAATCTCTAAATATGTCTACTGATAGTTTCGGAACCCTATCGGTCGAAGCCGAATTAGCCAACACAGAACTCAATGCCGCGACTGTTAACACCAAGGCTTTGGCGACGGAAGGACTAGTTTCCGCGACGGCCGGCACAGAAGCAGCAAAACAATTGATGAATACGACAACACAGACAAACAACACTGTTAATAACAGTTGGGCGGATACAGCAAAAAATGCAGTCCGACAACTGCTCCCGGGGGGCGCCCCGGCCGCACAGCCACCAATTAATTTGAGTCTTACTTTATCAATTGACGGAGACGAAATAAAGAATGCCGTGAACAAGGTAAAAGTCGATCCTTCGAGAAATCCAAATCTCTATAATTCTGTCGTTAAACTAGTTAATTCAGGACAGGAGAAAGTATAATGGGTTTTGGAGAGGCCGAAGACGCGTACAGAAAAGCCATCACCACCAGCGCCGCGGGCGTCGTCACCGTACCCGACCCCGAGAAGGGCACTATATCAATTTGGTCTTTGAATTCTATAAGGACCGGCGGTGCCGACCGGTCAACGGCGCCCATCATATTCACCGACGCTATTTATACACAATATAGTGATAATCATACCATCAATGTTAACCCCGAAGTAGTGTTTGGCCGATCTGATCCAATTTATACCTATTCCAACACACAAAGAGAAATAACGCTTGGCTTTACTTCTCCGGCGGTCGCCACTGGTGGCGCCCAAACCGCCTTCCAGAAACTCGCCGACTTGATAAGAGTGTCGTACCCAGTCTATAAAAACCGCATTTTACATTCGCCGCCACTAGTGGAAATTGAGATTGGTACTTTTTTCAGAGGTATTGCTTATTTGGGATCTGTTAATTTTAATTATTTGAACCCTGAATCATTTCAAAATAGTCCTGTTTTGGCCGGCAACGCTCTAATCCCTCAAATGTTTAGCGTCACACTTCAAATAAAACCGATTCACGAAAAAGTTCTCGGGTTCGACTCGCTCGATAATGGCGCATGGCTCGGCCCAACCGACTTCCCTTTTAAAACCGAGTAGAATTCAAGGTATTAACAAATGTCTAGATACGGAAAATACGAAAAAATTAGTAATGATTTGGACTTTTATTCGAAACAGATCGATAAAAGAAACAAAAAAAGAATAACTCATTACAGACCTCGACCTTTGGGTATTATAACCCAAGAGTTGAAAAATCGACTTTATTTTCAAAAGGCCACATGGCAGATCGAAACAAAGCTTTATAAACTATCGTTCGAGTTTTATGGAACAACAGACTTATGGTGGTTGATTGGTCTTTATAACAACAAACCAACTGACGCAGATTGGGAAATTGGCGATGAAATCGTGATACCACACCCACCTTCGACAATTTTGAACGAACTGGGGTTGTAGATGCCGGCTCAGACGTTAAATTATACTGCTGCTGTCGGCGAGTTGATCGACCAAGATGCCGCCGCGATTATTGGTACCGGATTCACTTTCGATCCCACCGCCGGAGATCTGGAACTAGTTTATGAGGAAATCCGGATCAACCGGGGCGTAGAGCTATCTTATGAGCAATCCGGGGTAGTCTACCAGAGAATGAAGGAATTAGAAGATCTCGGTTCTCTTCGGCGCCCCGAACAAGAAGCAGAATATAAAACACTGTCGTATGGTTTAGCTCGCGACGATTTTACATTGACTGGGTTGGACACGGGCCAACGCATCAAGGGTAATATAGTTGGCGCACTAGTGACGGGAAAATTCTACCCAGAAGGTACCGTCTATCCTTCAGATATTGAGAGACTTGAAGAGAGCGCCAAGAAGAACCTATCCATTGAGCCTGATGCCGCCTCTTTGGGTGAACGCGCAAATAATCTTTTTAACAGGCAATGCGCGCTATTTCTTTTATATGAAGCTCACGATAAAACTTATCGAGACCGACGGACCAGCAGCGGAGAGTTTTTCGTTAATCATAAATTGTTAAAAATAAAAAAGCCCGATCTTATAACTAATTTTACCAATATATCAAGAAACTCACCACCTGATATGCACCTTTTTTATCTTAAAAATCATGTATATTCTGCTTTGGTGCCCGATATTCAATTATATAAAGTCAACAAAGAATATAATCCCAGCACGCATCAATACGAGTTGAAACCGGGCGGTATTGTCCCAATAGAAATGCCTCGTTCCATAAATGATCAGTCTGTTGTTGATTGGGAGGAGATGATCAACGCGGACCCGAAACTCCCCGATGTAATGTTTAGCGGCAAACATTTATTGGCCAACCGATCAGGCCAAATCGGTATTAAAGCTTTTAATTGGAGATATATTGGTAAAGATAGATTCACAGCCGAGAGAGATATCGAGGCCGAATTAACTTTAGTCATGGATAGTCTAGACGCCTTGTTTCTAGAGCGAAACTCGACCCTCAACCCGGGAAAAAAATTCAGAGTATCTGATCTTATCATTCAGCCTAGTTGTTACAAGGATCCCAAAGAACAGGCTCCTGAAGAGCCAGGAGATCCACCACATTTTTCAGATCCTACGTCTGTGGGAGCCGCGTATAACTGGCACCCAGAATGTTTTGAAATAATGGTCGACGCAGGTTTTAGTATTGATGATACGGTATTGAACGCGATGCGAGAAAAAGACGATGATACGAGCTTAAGTACATTGATTTTAGGAGACACGGTTGAGGGCACAGACGACGATGGAAACCCGACTTCGGACTTCGTGCCCGATCCTGATCTAAAAATCGATAGAACTACTCTCTTTAAAAGAATGCGATCAACACTTCATCTTACTTTAACCGACCATAATTTTAATATCAAAGAAAATGGTTCTGTCGAATTAACAATTAATTATAGAGGTCGTGGACAGGCCGCCTTGAGAGGAACAAATCAAAGTATTGTACTAGATGCAACTCAGAAAAATATTTTGCGTAGTTACGAGGACAGTTTGAGGGGGATCAAAAATAGCCCAAATAAGGAGGAACAAATCAAAGGATTAACAAATTCTATAAATACTCTACTTGGAAAAGCGAGAAAGGATTTTCTTAGTGGCGTTGTTAAAAAATTGTTAGATCTTCACCAAATATACATATTACCGCTCGGCGCCGACTCGGTAGCAGCATTTCAAGAATATTCAGAGGAATTTACAGTTAGCGCATTAAAAGATTTTATAGATAAGGCACAAGGCGATCTGTCCCACGGCCAGCCCGAGGCCGGTGCCGCCCAAGAGATCGGGTTGGCGCACCAGAAGACATTGCTGCGCCCCAGACCGCCGCTGATGACTATGCAAGAGTATATAGATAATCCGGATGCATTTAAATCCATAGAAGCCAATCAGGTCGCCACCGATGTTGCCAATATTCCATATTTCTATTTTGGTGATTTGGTAGACGCTATCATCACCTTTGCCGGCCCAACATTTTTTGATGATTATAGAATAATATTTGATGATATATCCTTGCCTGATTTGACGTTTGGAACAACATTTAATCCCGAAAAAAAAATACCAATATCATTGGCGGCTGTTCCCATATCTGTTGAATTGTATATTAAATTTATAACAGAATTAACGACAAGCCGAAAAGTAAACACTCTGTCTTTACCAGCATTTTTGAAAGAAAGCCTGAACAAATTAATTGTCGAAGCTTTGGGGATTCAATGCATGGAAAACGCTTTGCAAACTGGTAATTTAGTTTCAAAAATCGTTGATGTTGCCCATTTTTCAGATCCCAGTAAACCAGACACTGATCCCTTCTCGCAAGAAGGGTTCGTTTTCGTTAATTTGCAAAGAGTTTTAAAGAATGTTGTATCTTCTGCCAAGAAAATATTAGAAGAGAACCGCGGTGCTAAAATTGATTCTACACACTTATTAATATTGGAAGTCGAAGATAAAGATTTAATAATCGAATCTATTGGCGATACAAAAAGAGATTTCGAAAGGAGCATCCCACATTTTTCGATTGGCCAAAGCTATGGTTTAATAAAAAGAGTCCAACTTCAAAAAACAGATCAACCCTTTCTACCAGAAGCGCGAATGGAACAAGCCGGCGGAACTAACGTTTTAACTCAACTTTCAAATGTTTATGATGCGACTTTCGAAATGATTGGAAATGATCTAAATACTTTGGGCGGTTTAATATATTTTGATCCAGGCTCCTTATCGCCTTTGGGTGCTTTAGGTGTGCCTCAAAGCAAAGATTCTTTGTCTTATTTGATGGGTTTGGGAGGTGTTCACCTTATAACGATGATAAGTCACGACATGTCCCCGGGCAAATATAGCACGACCGTTAAGGCAAGATTTATTTCGCGAGGAGAAGCCAAAGATCCATCGGGAGGTAGTTAATGGCCATTCCAAATTTTGACGGAACAAACGACTTACCGGCTGCTACTCTTTTTTATAGAAGATTGAGTTTTAGAGCATATGTGCTTAATTGCACTCCGGGTTATGCTCCTGTTAACTTATTTAAACCGACAATTGAGACTTTACAAGTCAAAGATTTCGAACTTATGGAAAAGAGCATGCGAGGTAAGATATCCATAAGTGACTTTCCGATCATACCCAAGTCGGAAAAGATCAAAAATACAAAACTTAAAGGCTCCACTGGCGTTTACGCTTTGAATTTTGTTGCTGATGCTTTCGATGCGCTAGCAGTCAGATTTGAAGATGCTCTGCGTTCGGGGCAGATATTAGATAATAAAGTCGCCCGCAATCCCTCAAACGATCTGGTTCAACTTCGCGCCCAAAAAGGCTACGTCGATCCTTTGGCTGAATATTCAGATTTTCGCATTCGTGCAAGAAATACCTTTGTTCTTGATTATATCGGCCTCGGAGACAAGAAGAAAATAAGAAATATATATGATTTTTCTAAATTCTATGAAGATTATTTACTTTCGCAAAGAAATACATCTTATTTCTTGTCCGATTATATTAGATCGGCGCTAAATTCACAATTAAATACCGGGCTGGCCATTGAAATCTCGAAGGCTTCTTACAGCGAAGACAAATATAAAGTCGATAATTTCTATAAAGCCGATAATTTCGCTTTCTATAAAGCAGCCGCATATGCTTATGGCTTTAACATCGATAAAAACATTCCATGGCGACTGGTGGCCGATATAAGTTCACCGCAGATGATAGAATATATTGCGAAAGCGGGAGCAAGTATAACTTCTAATACTTTTACAATTCTCGATAACTATGATTTGGTTGATTTTTCTGACTTTATTGTTATGCTGGAAGATTATATACAAGCCTACAATCTTTTTGTGTCTCGAAATCCTCGAACGAAAACCTTCGTCGATGTTGGCTGTAAATATGAGATGCCGGAATTTATCATACGCTCTCCGACGAATATCGAAGGTTTAAACGAATTAACAACGGCCTATTGGCTCGAAAAATATGTTGATTTGAAAAATCGATATTCAACTTTGAATTTAGGAATACCAGAAATTAATCAAATGAAAAAGACCGTTCGCTCACTCGCCGGCACAACAGACTTACTATTGATCGTAAATTATATCAATAATAAGTTTATTTCCAACAATCATTTTGAAGGCTCAATAAACCATACCTTAACGAAACTATCGTTTAGGGATCAAGGCATCAATGAAAGCGTTTCGGACGCCATAAAAAAAGATACGGCAAGTAAAATATTTAAAATTTATTGAAAAGGAGAGAAGAATGCCAAAGTTTTCCAAAAAATCCAATGCTACGCTAGAAGGTTGTCATCCGGATTTACAAAAATTATTTCAAGAAGTTGTAAAGAACTTTGACTGTACTATCTTACAAGGCCATCGAAGCAAGAAGCTTCAGGACGAATATTATAGGACAGGAAAATCTAAAGTTGAATACCCCAACTCAAAACACAATAGTCTTCCATCCATGGCTGCTGACGTTGCCCCATACCCTATTAACTGGAATGATAAAGAAAGGTTTTATTATTTCGCCGGATACGTTAAAGGCCTCGCAGACCAGATGGATATTAAGATTCGTTGGGGTGGAGACTGGGACGGAGATACGAAAGTGAACGACCAGAGCTTCATGGATTTACCGCACTTCGAGTTACTGTAGTCCATTTATTACTTTTAAGACCCCTCTCGCTGCCGTGAGAGCATCCGTTTGGTAAAAAGGTATTGGGTGTCGCCTGGAGCTTTTAAAGGCCCTCAAGACCAAAAAATAAAACTGCTGGACTTCTTCTGTTCGGTGTGTTATATTGTTTAGACGAGAGAAGAGTTGTTATTCCAAACGCTTGATAACAAAAATGAATGTGTTGGCGGCTATATCGACGATAAGTTGATATTTGGCGAGCTACCCAGCGACCTGACCCATACTTGGTCTTGGTCGCCATATTTGCCGGATGGTATTGAATACGCCAGCATTTGGTGCGGCGGAAAATCACCTGCTGAGGTGTGCCCGAGTCATCTTGAAGACGAATGGGAAATGGTTGATAAGAAACTTAGCGCTTTTTATCGTTCTTTTCTCTTGGCCAAAGTCGATATGGATGAAAACTGTTTTTTTGATCTGGTTCCACAACAATTTTTGATCGACTACTGTAAAGTTAAGAATCAAATCTGCGAATGGGTATTCGAGAACTACGAAAAACCAGAAAATCACGATATCATGGTGGAAGCCACCGCGATGTTCGAACAGATGAGAACTTATCAGATTAATCTGGATGACGACGAGATAAAGAGACAGTCTTTTAACAAGCGGGTCAGGGCGTTTTCCAAGAAGATGGAGAGCTATGACCGTAACGTGGAATATAGCCTCTATGGCGCCGTTACAGGGCGCCTGACGACATCCAAGAAATCATTCCCTATCTTGCGTTACGAGAAGGATATGAGGCATTTCTTAAAACCCAACAACGACTGGTTTGTTGAGTTTGATTATAACGCTGCGGACTTGAGATCGCTTTTTTACATCTTAAATAAAAAACAACCCGACCTCGATATCCATGAATGGAATATAAAGAATATTTTTGGTGCCTCAGTCCACCGCGACATGGCGAAGAAGTTGATATTCTCATGGCTTTATGATTTGGGAAAACAAGATAAAAGACTTGAAAAGACTTACGGCCGTGATTACATTTTAAAGACACATTGGGACGGCGAGAAAATAACAAATCCTTTTGGACGGACCATCAAGGCCGACAAGGACCACGCCATCTCTTATTTGATCCAAAGCACAACTGCCGACTACGTTTTGCGAAAGATGCTTCACATCCATAAACTACTGGAAGGGATGAATACAAAGTTGGCGTTCAGCATTCACGATTCAGTAGTGATCGATATGGACTGGAACGAACGCCATGTCATTGGCGATATATTAGAGATCATGCGCGAGGATGGATTTCTAGCAACAGC